ACCCTCACTTTTAAAGTAACCAGTGCTACGGGAGTCATTATTCCTCCAAATGCTAACATTTTCTGTTATCATAATGGAACCGATATTTTAACTTCAGGTATGTTAAGCACCCGCGGATCAGCGGGAACGTTAGCCGCTCAGGCTGCGTATAGTTTTCCAGCAGCCGATGGTAGTGCTAATCAATTATTACAAACCGATGGTTCAGGAGCCGTTAGTTTTGGATTCGATGCATTTTCAACAGGAAAAGCACTAGTATTCGGGTTTTAGAAATGATATTTAATTTTAAATTAATAGGAGGAAAACATGGCAAGTGAAATAATGACACGTAAAGTGGTCGCAGCAATGACGAATGTTGAAAACCCTTTGTTAACAGCAGCAGCCGGACACACTTACACGATACTTAATATATCGTTATGTGAAACGGGAGCGGCGGATGAAACTTTTGATCTTTACATCGATCCATTAGGCGGTAGTGCTGATACTTATATTTATAAGGCACAAGCAATAGCTGCAAACGCAACTTTTGAACATACAACAAGATTGACTATGCTAGCCACAGACGTACTTTATGGTATAACAGCTAGTTCTGCTAATGTTGATGTTGTGATTACTTATTTAGATCAAACGTTATAGGAGATAAAAATTTATGAGTGGACCAGTAGGAAATAATCCATATAGAGCCTCAGGAGTAGTTGCGGCTGCAGCTGGTGGGGGTGCGATAAGTTGGTGCACCACAGCTAAGACAGGAGCCTTTTGTGCTGCAGCAGGATCAGGTTATTTAGTTAATACGACTTCAACGGCTTTTACAGCTACATTACCAGCAGCTCCATCCGAAGGGGATCAAGTTTCCTTTGTGGATTTTGCAGGTACATTTGATTCTAATGCTTTAACATTAGGAAGAAATTCATTAAAAATTAAAGGCGTATGTAAGGATGCAAGCGTATCGGCTGAAAGAGGCGCGGTAACAATTGTTTATACAGGAACCACTCAAGGGTGGATACAAACAAGTCAAGGTAATGATGGTACAATGGCTCAAGCAGAATTTGTAACAGCGACAGGCGGCAATCAACCAACAGCGACAGGATGTATTGTCTGTACGAATTATAAACAACATACTTTTACAGGTACAGGACCCTTATGTGTATCGAGTGCAGGAAATGCGTCTGGTTCAAATACCATTGATTATTTGGTTATCGCTGGTGGCGGTGGCGGTGGCTATGGTACATCGGGATGTCATAATAATGGCGGAGGAGGTGCTGGTGGATATCGAGAATCTAATGGTACAGCATCAGGTTGTTATACCACTTCTCCTTTAGGCACAGGTCCTTGTACAACAGCTCTAACGGCTGCCGTAACAGATTATACAATTACAATAGGAGCTGGAGGTGCAGGAGGAGCTAGCCGACCGGTTAATTCTACAGCTGGCGACGATTCAGTTTTTTCAACAATAACGTCTGCGGGCGGTGGAGCTAGTGGTAAAAGCGCTGGACCTAGTCGAGCTGGACTTCCAGGAGGTTCCGGTGGTGGAGGAGCTACATGTTCAAGCGGAGCTGGAGGAACAGGTAATGATCCTCCTTCTACTCCCCCTCAAGGAAATCCGGGCGGAGCGGGTCAAGATGGTCCTTCTCCAGGTATGTCTTCCGGAGGCGGTGGTGGAGCAACTGGTGCTGGTACAAATGGAAATACCCCTGGTGGAATTGGGGGCAATGGTGGTGCTGGAGGAACTTCTTGCATTACAGCTTCTCCTGTGGGAAGAGGTGGTGGTGGCGCAGGTGGCTCTAATAGTACAGGTGGAACGGCAACCGATGGAGGAGGAACAGTTCCTTCTATGGCGGGAACAGCAAATACCGGTGGAGGCGGAGCTTCAGGTTCAGCACAAACTGATCCTACAACAACGGGTGGTACTGGTGGATCAGGAGTCGTAATAGTAAGATATAAATTTCAATAGGCAATTATGGCACATTTCGCAAAATTAGGTATTAACGGAAAAGTAATCGCCGTGCATGTAGTTAACAATAGTGATATACTCAATGGTTCTGGGGTAGAAGACGAAAGCGTTGGGCAACAATTCTTGGAAAGATTACACGGCTGGCCCCAATCTATGTGGATTCAAACTTCCTATAACACTGATAGTGGAGCTCATTCACTAGGAGGAACCCCTTTAAGGGGCAATTACGCAGGACTAGGAATGGTGTATGATGAGGATAATAATATTTTCAGGACCAAACAACCATACGCAAGTTGGACTTTAAATACGACAACCGCACAATGGGAATCTCCAACACCTTATCCCGCTGATGACAAACTGTATAGCTGGAATGAATCTACTAAAGCCTGGGACGAAGACGTCGTAGCTTAATTGATCTAAATCAATTTTTAATATCTATCTTTACAAATACCCCTAAATCCTATAAAGTCTGATACATGCAGAAGAAAGTGTTATCCGAGATAGATCTCTATATAGACACGGTTAAAGTCATTAATATTGATCGTAAAAAACTTACGAGTGATGTTCTCAATAGCTTTGCTTCTGAAAAGCGTTTAAGTAAAAAAAATAAAGATTATTCCTATCAGGATTTGGAGGTTCCTTACTCAAAGCCTTTGCAATGGTTAAAAGATTATATCAAGGATCATTTCAAGGTAGACTATCATAGATCTTTAGTTGGTAAAAAAGAATGGGGAAATATTTATAAGCCCCATGAATCCTCATTCACTCGTCATCAAGTTGAGCCGCTGCTTTTAAAAACTTCACCCGATTATATCTGTCTGTATGGATTAGAAGTGGCTAAAGATTCCTGTGAACTGGTCATTGAATACGATGATAACCGAAGAAAAAATAGGACTTGGCATATTCCTTTGCAAGATAATCAATTTATTATCTTTCCTTCCACGCAACGTTATTTTATATCTCAGAATAAAAGCAAACAAATGAATATTTTTTTAACGATAACTTACGAGTATATTTAATGAATCTGCAATATTATTATTGGTGGTTTAAATCCGCCATTCCTCCAAGAATCTGTGACGAGATTGTGGGCTATGGATTAAGGCATGAAGATGGTATAGCGATTACCGGAGGACTGGGACGAGATAGAGATTTAAAAAAACAACCTTTAAACAAAAAAGAAATCAAAGATTTAAAAAAGAAAAGGAATTCTAATATTGTCTGGATGAATGATCATTGGATTTATAAGGAGATACAACCCTATGTTAACCAAGCTAATCAAAACGCAGGATGGAATTTCAATTGGAACTGGTCAGAGTCCTGTCAATTTACCAAGTATAAAGCCGGTCAATATTATGATTGGCATTGTGATAGTTGGGACGGAGCCTATACCCAGGAAGGGCCGACTAAAGGTAAAATAAGAAAGCTGTCGGTTACCGTTTCTTTATCCGATGAAAAAGATTATAGCGGTGGAGAATTGGAATTTGATTTTAGACAACATGATCCGGAGAAACGAAAACAAACAACAGTGTGTAAAGATATTCTTCCGAAAGGTTCTTTAGTTGTTTTTCCGAGTTTTGTATGGCATCGAGTTAAACCTGTAAAGAAAGGAGTAAGGTATTCATTAGTGGTTTGGAATCTAGGATACCCTTTTCAATGAGCAATTTTAACTCTAGTATATATTTTGGAACTCCCGTCTGGACGAATGATGTTCCTGAATTTCTAACACCCATGAATAAATTATGTGATAAATATATTAAGAAGGCAAAGAAAGATCTTTTACCCACGATAAAAGAAAGGGATAAAATTTATAAAAGAAAGCTGGGCGATTTTGGTTTCTCAAATCATTCCACCTCCATTAATATAGATCCAGAAGCTAAAGCTTTTGCAGAGTATTGTGGCAACCGAAGCTATGAATTTTTAGACTGGTGTGGGTTTGATTTAAGGCAGCATAGTCTGCACTATAGCGAAATGTGGGTGCAGGAATTTTCTAGTAAAGGTGGAGGCCATCATAATACACATGTCCATGGGAATCAGCATGTCACGGGTTTTTATTTTTTAAAGGCCAGTGAAAAAACATCAATGCCTGTTCTACATGATCCAAGACCAGGGGCCATGATGACTAAACTTCCTCAAAAAGATGGAGCTAAAATTACCTGTGCCAATGAATCAGTCCATTACAAAGTTAAACCCGGTATGATGGTGATTATTCCAGGGTATACTCCTCATGAATATCCAGTGGATATGGGAGTAGAACCTTTTAGATTTATTCATTGGAATATTCAGTGCGTACTCAAAAATATTTCTAATGCAACCAGTACTCCCACAACATAAATATTATCAGTTTGGACCCTACCTGGCCGAAATGCCGGTCGATCCTGATTATTGTTCCCGACTCTTAAAGCTGGGAAAAAAATTAAAGAAATCTCATCGAATAAATCTAGCGGGTCAAATTGAGCATGAGTATATTTATCCCATAGAAACCGAACCATGGATTTTTCAAGGGTTTCAAATTTATATTAATACTTGGATAGAGGGATATAAACAATTTAGAGGCTCAGCTAACTTTAATCCCAAGTATCGATTAACTCAACTATGGATTAATCGAATGAAAGCAAAAGAATATAATCCTATCCATGTCCATGCTAATTGTGATTTATCTTTTATCGTGTGGCTAGAAGTACCTCCACGGATGCTTAATGAAGCTAAAAAAAATAAAACCAATGGTGGAAATCCCGGGGAGACTATTTTTATTTTTGGGGAAGAGGCAGCAGGTCTTACTGTGACAGAAAAACGATTTTCCCCTCAAGTAAATACCTTAGTGATATTTCCTGCTCTTTTAAGACATCAGGTCATGCATTTTAATTCAAAAGTCACCAGAACTTCTGTGGCTGGAAATATTAAATGGGTATGACCTTTAAAAGAAAAAAATATTTAGTGATTAAAAAAGCCATTACCAAAGATATGGCTAATTTTATCTACCGTTATTTTATGATGAAACGTAAGGTTACGAGAAAATTTATAGAAGGTCGTTATATCTCTCCTTTTGAAACAGGGTGGGGAACGTGGGCTGATGATCAAGTTCCAAATACTTATTCCCATTATGCCGATTTGGTAATGGAAACTCTCCTTGAAAAAGTGAGACCCCAAATAGAAAAGGAAACAAAACTCAAACTGATGCCCACTTATTCTTATGCCAGAATTTATAAAAAAGGAGACATTCTTCATAGACATAAAGATCGTTTTAGCTGTGAAATATCAAGCACTATGTTTTTAGGGGGAGACCTCTGGGACATTTATTTAGAGCCCAAAAAAAATGTAGGGAAATCTCCTGATCCTTCTAATAAAGGAATCAAAGTAACTCTTAAGCCAGGTGATATGTTAATTTATTCAGGATGTGAATTAGAACATTGGCGAGAAGCTTTTCAAGGAGACCATTCTGCTCAAGTCTTTCTTCATTATAATCAAACTACTTCACCGGGGGCTATAGAAAACCGATTTGACAGTCGGCCTTTTTTAGGACTTCCAGCTTGGTTTAAAAATTCATTGCCGCCTCCTAAGAAATAAGATATAATTAAGACTGGTGTGGGGGATCTTTCCACCACAAAGGTCTTCTGCGCCTACTTATAATCTGTTGATCTCCCCCTTAATCTAGTATAATTGTATTCTAAACGGAATTTTCTATGCTACAAAAAATAGGCTTTATGCCTGGTTTCAATAAACAGGTCACTCCTACTACCGCTGAAGGACAATGGATTGCGGGTGATAATGTCCGCTTTAGATATTCCACTCCTGAAAAAATAGGAGGCTGGGCTGAACTCGGGGAAAGTTATTTAACCGGTCCGGTCCGAGGGCTTCATCATTTTGTGGATAATATCGGCATTAAATATGCTGCCCTAGGAACCAATCGAATTTTATATGTTTATTCAGGAGGAGTCTTTTACGATATTCATCCTATTAAATCGACAACTACTTTAACCAATGCTTTTTCAACGGTGGGAACCAGTCCTGGACCTGCGACGGCTGCCGTCACCCTTACGTTTCCTACTCCTCATGGAATTAACCTAGGTGATATTATTCTTTTAGATGGATTTACTACCATCACCGGTTCCAATTATGTAGCCGCTGATTTTGATGATAAAAAATTTATGGTCACTTCGGTGCCCACGACTACCACTTTAACCATTACGATGCCGTCCGTTGAAACCGGAGCGGGTGCCACGACTTCAGGAGGGATTCGAGTCCAAGCGTATTACCCGGTCGGTCCAGCCCAACAGTTGGCCGCTTACGGCTGGGGAATAGGACAGTATAGTGGTACGGTTGCCGGTGAATTGGATACAACTTTAAATGGAGCGTTATTGGCCGACACGGCAGGGACCGGAGGAGCGGGCACATCAGTAACCTTAACCTCTACGACAGGATTTCCAACTACAGGACTTGTTTTAGTCGGAGCCGAACTAATTAGTTACACTGGAATTACAGGCACTGATCTTACAGGCATTACCCGAGGAGCTTCAGGCACTGCGGTGTCAGGCACAACAGGAA